CGGGACAGTGGGCTTGCGATCTTCTTCGTCGGCTGCGTCGTTAACGTCGCTCATGTCTTAACTCGTCTTTCCGCCCAAGAGGTTGCTAAGAGCCGCCGCGCTAAGGCCAGCACTGGCGAGCGAGGCGAGCGGCGATGCGGAGTAGGTATTGCCAAGCGACGTGCTCGCCTGAGATGCTGTTCCACCACCGGACGGCAACCCGCGCACAATGTTGCTGAGGAAGCCCAGCTGCTGCTCAGGATACTGCGTCTGGGTCTGGAAGTCCTGATAGGCCAGATCAAGGTTGCGCTGGTTCAGGGCCTGCTGCTGGGCGCCGACGGCCTCCTGAGCCGCAGCGCCGGTCAGGCCGAGCGCCTGCTCCTTCTGCCCCAGGCCAGCCTGTATGCCCGCCAGAGCGGCCTTGTTGACCTCCTCGGTGCCCGTAAGCTGCCCTGCGGCTTGTCCGAGTGATGCAAGACGTTGAAGGTCCTGCTGAGCCTGTGTCCCGGCTGTGGTGTATCCAGCAGCCAGTTGCTTGCCGATATTGGCCTCAAGGTCGCTGGCGATGTCGCGAACGCCGCGTTGGGCGATCTCTTGCTGGCGGCTCGAGCCATACTGACCAGCGCGGGTGAATTGATCGCCGATCGCAGGAAGGATCTTCTCCTGCAATTGACGCTGGGCCTCATCGCCCATGCGGTTAATCACCTGCTGCTGGTAGGGGTTCATGTACTGCTGAATGGTGCTCGGCAGCGTCTGACCAGCCTGGCTGAAGTACGGTTGAGCGGCGCCCATGGTGCTGAGACCACCGGCCTGCGTGGCTGTCCTCTCAGCGGCCTGAAGTTGCGGCTGATATGCCGTTGCGGCCTGCTGCGACGTTTGAAACGCCTGCTGTTGAGGGTCAGTAAACCCGGCAATGCGAGGGCCTGTGTAGGGCTGGTAAGGCTGCTGCGCGGCGGCATATGCCCCAGACATGAGGTTGTAGAGGTAGTCCGACAGATACTGCGGAACCTGTGAGGTGGTCAGCGTGGAGCTTGTAGAGGGGAGGGGTTGCCCCTGCGTCAGGAAGTTCAGGAACGCCATTATGCTCTCCCACCCATCAAATACTGCTCAGGCGCCCGCGCATCGGGGCTGAACTTGCCCTGCGACAGGGCCTTGCCCTTCTGCTTGCGGATATTAGCACGGAATTGATCAAGGCGCTGCGCCCCTGCCTTCGACGATCCGTCACCGAGCAAAGCTACTGTCTCCGCGTCAATCACGTATTCCCCGTCCGACAGCTTGGCGTCGATGCTGTCCGAGCGCCCGGTGCCGCCACCCTGCACATAATGGCTCAGGGGGCCGCCGTGGGCGGCCTGCACGGGCGCATTCTCGCCGATGTCTGAGTAGAAGCGCTGCTCCTTGGCCTGCGGCCTCATACCATAGTTGTAGTAGTCGATGGGGCCAGTGAGGCGCGTCCGGTCGAGAGGGGTCGTGGCCAGACGGCGCGTCATGTTGGGGTCCGTAGGAGCGCCAGCACCAGCGGGAATAGACGGCATCTCAGGCTGCTTCGGGCCGCTGTCGCCTCCCATCAAAGCGCCAAGGCCGACGGCAGTCGCGGCCATCTTGTTGGGATCCGAGAGGTAGCCGGTGAGGCCGGACATAATGCTGGAGCCCTTCGACGCCGTTTCTGTTGTAGCAGGAGCCGCAGCGGTGGTGGCAGGCGTCGAAACGCCCTCTATTTCCTTCAGCTTGTCTAGGCCAGCCGTTTCTTCAGCAGTGCTTGTCCCGCCAAGCCAGCTGGGCGCAGACCCGGATCCAAGATAGTTGCCCAGAGCAGAAGCGCCGACCGTGCCAGCAGCGCCAAGGAGGCCGCTTGTCAGCGCGCCCTTGCCACCGCCCGTCAAGGCGCCGATGCCAGCCGACAAGGCCGTATTGCCCGCCAATGTGCCAAGCGTGGTGCCGCCAAGGCCACCGATGCCTGTAGCCTCAGCAAGGGTTGTAGCGCCCAGCGTTCCAGCCTCAGTGCCCAGCAATGACCCGCCAAGAAGAGCGCCACCACCAAGTCCGATTGCAGCCGTCCCTACAAGCGCCGCCACAGGCGCGAACCAAGACTGCTTCCAGAACGGCGTGAACTGAGGCATTCCGGTGTGGGGATTGATCGTCGGCTCGCCCCACTCTTGGCAGAGTTTCTTGTACTCGTCCTTGTTGATGTGGATGACCATGGTGTCGCCACCGACGCCAGCATCGGCCACGTTCTTGGCCTGCCTAGCAAGGCCACCCTTGGCCATCTTCTCGATGTGCTCCTTTGGCATCTTGATCTCAAAGGGCATACATCCGGCCCTGCCGCCCTTGGCGAACATGCTCATGGGGCTGCCCTGCCAAGACGCATCGGCGGCGTCGTTAGCAAGAGGGTTCCAGTTGGCGGGGTAATCGGGGTAATGAATCATCTCAGCCACCGGGTAGGTTTACAGCGCGGGTGAAGGCGAATGCCCATTCTTGCCAGTCATTGTATTCCATGGGGTTAGGGGGATTCTGCGCTCCAACAGTGAAGAAGGAAACCACACCCAAAGCCCAAGTCTGCCATTTCTCGGGGTCATCCAATCGAGAAATAGTACCATACTTCTCAAGACTATACGTCATTGAGTCAGTCCAGTCAGTAACCGTCATGTGGCGAGGGTCGATCATCCCAGCACCGTCCCGTCGCCAACATCGAGGTGGGCGATACATTGGCCCATCTGATAGTTGCCGCCGACCACGTTGGACTTGAAGATAAAGCGCATCTCGCGCCGGATTTCCTTAAAGAAAACAACCTGCTGCTCGGGCGTCAGGGTGTTGTCCTGATCGGGGAAGGTCTTTTCCTCGCTCGTCACCTCTGGCGCCCTTGCATTCGCTCTGCCGGTGATTTGACAAGTCATATCGCCGGTCTGGATGAAGTCAGGCTCCACCATCAGGCAGCGCATCGACCTATTGCGAGGCTGGTTCGGATCCGCCACGAAGGAAATATCAGCCGTCTGAAAGTAGGACGGGATTGAGTTGATCTGTGTGCCGTCGAGCTCGTCATAGCCGAACTCGTTCTGCCAAAGCTTGTAGAGGCCGCTGTCAGGATCGGGATCGACGCCGGTCATGAAGGGGTACTCGTAGACGGTCACGAACTCGCCGCAGGATCGGCCAGAGCCCGGAAGCTGGGTGTCGTACCATGTATTCTCGCGGACGTTATAGACGACGGCGTGGGTGCATTCGGTTGCATCACCGCGAGGATAGCACCACCAGATCTCACCAAAGCGCGGCACTTTGTAGGCAAAAACCTTCTGTCGCTGCGCATAATTGAGGTTATCAAAGAACCAGTTCTGGTTGAGTTGGTTCGGGATTTCACGAACGACACCGTTAAACATGAGGAAGCGGTCAACGCCGACCCAGTAGAAGATGCCGTCGTACTCAATCGGCGACTGAGATGACAGAATTGAGCTCTGAGAGGTCAGGGTGTCAAACTGAAAGACGGGATCGCCGCCCACGAAGGTGCAGCGGATCAGGCTATCAAGAGACCAGAACAGGCCAGCAGGTGCGTTGCCGGGGCCTGCTCGCAGGGGCAGCGCAGCCACAATTTTTTGACCGGTTACGTAGGCGTCGCCAGATCCGGTGCTGACCCAGTCGTTCGGGCTGTTGGCGACCGACCATGCCACATAGCCGTTGGAGCCGTAGACGAAAGTGTAGGGGTAGAGGCTGATGACGCCGCCAGAAACCGCAGGGGCCGTGTTGGCGGTCAAGATTGTCGTATCGGTGGCGAGACCCCAATAGAGCGATGACGTGGCGTCTGAGTCGATGGCCGCAAGGTTCTTGCCGGGATGCGCGAGAAGGTAGGCTCCGGGCGTCACGCCGACAGAGTCAAACTGGCTGTCGAAGGTCCAGAGATAGGTTGGGTCAGCGGTGAAGGCCGATGGAGTTCGGTTGTTCTGGCCGACGACAACGCCATTATTGTTGAGGAAGAACTGTGTGATGTAGCTCTGGCTGCCCGACACGAGATAAATGTGGGCGTTGTCGTTGTATGAGTTCAGGCCCCGAGATATCTCGGGGACCTCAGACGACACAGAGCGATAGCCACCCATCTTGCGGGGAAGGCCGCGCTGAAACCTGCACCATTGGCCATCGACGTAGAAGCCGTTCTCAAGGCGCGTTCCGTCACGCTTGATGCCGGGCAGGGACTTGATGGTGTAGGGTTGAGGAGCCATTAGCCGAGCGCCACTGCATACTGGATTGCGATCGACGTTGCATCAGCGGATGAAATGGCGCCGATCGCCGTTCGAGCGTCAGCCTGAGTGGCTGCGGTGAAGACGTTGGACCCCACTGTCGTGCCGCCGAGGGCCGTTCTGCCAGCCGATGCATTGGCTGCGGTAAATACCGACGTGCCTACTGAAGTGCCACCAAGATTGACAAGTGCGCCACCGGCTGTGGTTGCGCCCGTGCCGCCGCTGGCGATAGGCACAGGCAGAGCCACGTTCAGGGTTTGAGCGTTAACGACGTTGGTGCCGTTGCAGTAGAGGATGGCGGCGCCGCCTTGAGGAACCACAACACCGCTTCCTGACGCGGTCTTAACCGTCAGCGTGAAGGATCCTGTCGTATTGTTGTTGATCCAATACTGCTGGACCGTGGCGGGCACGATCACATTTCGGTTGCCGGTAAGGACGCCAATCAGACTGTAGGCAATTCGGTTCAGCTCAAAACCCGAGAGGGTGTAGTTGCCGGTTCCGGCCACGTTGATTTGGGTATAGTCAAAGGTGAAGACCGCAGACTTGCCAAGGCCGACCGTGTAGAAGGCGGACCCGTCGCAGATGATCATCGCGGAGTCGCCGGGGTTCATCACCAGCGTTGATGCGGAGTTGATGGTCTCGGTGCTGCTGGGGTCTACCGTGAGGGCGCTGCTGCCGTTGTTTCTGACATAAAGGAACCAGTCGTCACCGAGCGTCGAGGCGCCAGTCAGTGACAGCGTTCCGGTGGTCCCGGTCCAGTTAATCATGTGAGCGCGGTCGCCGACGCCAGCCGTGTAGCTTGAATTAAGCTGAAGGACCGTGATCGCCTGGTTGAGCGTGGTCGTGATCGCCTTCAGACCAAAGCCAGCCAGAGCTGCGGCGTTGGCTGACGATGTTGCCGACCCAAATTGGTAAGACACCCATACGCCAGCGGCGGTGGTGTTGGAGGTCATGTAGACCTGCCAGAGCTCGCCAGAGGCTACAGTGCAGATGATAGTGCCTGTGCTGCCAACGACTTCAAAGCTTGTCGAGCCAATGTTGTTGAAGAGGAAACACTCGCCAACGCCTGCTTGGTCAGCGGCAGGCAGATAGATCTTCCTGCTGGATCCCGTGCAGTTGACGTCCATAATTCGCGCGGCGACATATTCAGCGTCGGGATTGGGAGCATTGGTCTCGACAGGCCACGCCAAGGTGACGTCAGTGGTAGTTAGGCTAAAGGCTAAATATGAGACGTCGGAGGGGTAGATGTTCGTCCCGCCGAAGACTTCGGTGTATGTGCTCGTCATTTATACCTCCGTCCGGCGGGCGGAACGATCAAGGATCTTGGAGAGGTCTTCGCCGTTCAGAGCCTGCGCCGAGCGATCGTACATCTGTTGCCAGACAGGGATGCGCTCGTCGTTTTTCAGGAATGGCGTGGCCTCAAGCAGGGACGCATAGAGTAGGACCTGCGGGGCATAGTCGGTGAGCCAGTTGGTTTGATTCGTCTCGTCGAGCAGCGGCAGAAGCTGATAGACCAAGACCTCAAAGGGATATGCCTGGTCAGGCGTCGGCGCCACGATCCAGTTGTTGTAGTCATACTCGGCATAAAACAGAGGGACGTCTGTCTCGCTCCGGTTCGGCCAGTAGGACCGAACATATTCGTATGACCGAGGGAAAAGCTGATTGTATTCGCTGTTCTGATCGCCGGTTCCAAAGTTGAAGGACACCGTCGAGCGCCAGCGATCGGGCTTTGGATAGACTGCAAGGCCAGGCTGCATCGTGCCAGTTAGGACGTTAATCAGACCCTCGACCTTGAGCTCGCGGGCGATCCGACGCTCGGCAAGGTTGATAAGCCTCGGGATCTGCTCATAGACGATCTGATCCGACGCAAGCGTGAAGCCGCGCTCAAGGTAGCGCCGGATGTCTTCTTTGAGGGTGGTGAACGTCGTCGTCGTGGCCATGGCCTATCCTAACACTTTCAGGCCTGATCCGCCATACTGACGGCCTTGGCCTTGACCCTGTTGACCCGGTCGGTCCAACCCCTGCCAAAGGTGCTGAAGGTCGAGAGTTTCTTCAGGAAGTCCATGCGCATGTCGCAGATGCTGTCGGCGGTTTCTTTGGCGTCACAGGCCTTGATCGCCTCAAGGGACTTGGGGCCAATCATGCCATCAACTGCCACGCCAGCGATCTCCTGAAGGTACTGGGCAGCCTTGTGTGGGCCACTGTTCACCGCAAAGTCGTAGGCGGCGTAGTCAACGCCGGAAGGCAGCTCGTCGCCCCTGATGCGATCCCAATAGAGGGCCTTGTAGAAAGGCTTGACGGCGGCTGGCGTGAGCGCCCGCATGTCGGCCTCTGTCACTTTCTTTTTGAGATAAGCTTCCCAAGCTGATCGGGTGACCCCCAAGTTGGTCATGCCGCCTGGGTCACGCGGGTTGTTCACGAAGCCGCCTTCGCTCTTGATGACCATGGCGAAGCACTCGTCCCAATTCTCTTTCATTTTCCGTCCCTCGCTGTAAGAGCGTCAGTCTTGGCTTTAGACCCGGCGCTGGATCCGTAATAGAACTGAACGACGCCGGTCCATGAGGTGCTGAGAGAGCCTAGCATCATCAAAAGCACCTCGGTCCCAGTCTGCGGGATCCCGAAGACCATGATCCAGATCAGCGCCCCGAAGAACCCGAATGTGATGAAGAAGGCTAGGGCCTTCGGGGTCCAGTCCTTGGTGTCGCGTTGCATCTGCCTGGCGCTGTCGCGGTCACCGGCGGCAATGCGCTCAAGGTCGATGTCCAGAGATTTCATCTGTACCTTGAAGTCTGCGTCGATCTTCTTGATGGCCGCGAGTTGGTCAGGCGAAGCGGACGCCATAGCCTCGGAGATCTGCTCCTCTGAGGCGTCTTCGTGGCCGAAGAGGGCGTTGGATAGGGTCTTGACGGCAACGCCAGCCAGAGGGCCTCCCAGAGCCGTGGCGATGGACGGGGCCAGTTGCCCAAGTAGGGGGCCAAATTTAGCAAGAAGGTCCATTTATTTGCCCTTTTCAAGCAGAGTGATGCGCTTGTCGAGCGCGGCTATCATCTGTGCCGTATCGAACCGAATGGCAGCGCGGGCCTGAGCGGCATCTGCCACCATGTCCATGCGGCTCTTCTCAATCGCGGACATCGAGCGTTCGCGATCCAAAGTCATTGCGGCGCGGGCCAAGGCGCTTTCTCGGTCAACCTTGGAGATCTGGTCGCTCAAGTGCTCCCTGATCTGCGCCATGTCTATGGTCGTCCCCTGCGGGGGGATGGCCTTGTTG